TTCTTGCGGGTCTTGATAGTAGAATGGATTGAGGGCACTTGGATCTGTGTCACCCATGTCTTCGGCTTGTTTTTTCGCATCCAAATAAGTCAGAGGAACGGATGCCAACGCCGTGCCTGTCATTACTTTTCCTAGCATTCCCATGTCTTTTTGAGGATTGAGAAGATTGGCGAGTTCCAAGTTGTTTTGTTTTCTCTCAATTTTTAATAGCATATCAGCATCTTTCGGAATATTAGAATCTAAACCAACTTTCATATCCTCTAAAGTATTTATTTGTGTATCGAATTTTGAAAGTTTTGTGGTTGGATCATCTTTAATATATTTCCTTTATCCTCCAAATTCCATGCCATTTTTCCTCCTGTTGGAGTTCCCGCTCCCGCGCCAAATCCTGTTCCTGCATATTTACTAAAAGGTCCCCAGGTTCCCGCAACGGAACCAATACCATATCCTAGCATAGCCGTGTTAAGGGCCTGTTCTGGTGACTGTCCCGCGACGAGTCCACCGATGCCTGCACCGATGCCCGCACCTGCGGCGCCACCAATCATAAAGCCGATGCCTCCACCTACAATGGGAGCCACCTTTTTTACGACTTTTTTTACATTTTTAAAAAATTTACCGACTAATCCCCCTATGCCGTATCGTGGAATTGTCTCTAAAAATTGTTCGTCAATCATGCATAATCCTTTTAATAGCAACTAATTTTTGTTGGAAAAGCAAGAAGGCTAGACTTGAGGTACTTGATAAATGTCAAGTATTCTAATTCGCCAATTTAATTCTATATTTATAGTCAAATTCTTGGTATATGACAACAGGTAAATATGGTAGAGAAAGTTAAGACAGAATCAGTAGCTCTTTTCGATCATAAATTTGAGGCTATTAGACCATTCGGTCCTACTGTTATCAAAGGAACAGTTCCCATAGATCTTATTCATTTATTGGATAAGAAAGCAACAAAAATGCTGGGAAGTGAACAACTTTCCAAAGAATTTAATCACGCCCCTAACCTAGCGGGCAATGTTAAAAAAGAAGTGCGCTTTCCTTCATCGTGGATGAGCACCAAAGAATTCAAGCCTATGGTTGAATATATTGGAGAAATGGTAAAAGCTTACATCTCCATTCCCCCTGCAAATGAAACCATCAGTCCTGCGTTTGTAGGTAAGCTCGTTATTCAATCAATGTGGATCGTGAGCCAATGGGCGGGAGACTTTAATCCTTTTCATATTCATGAAGGACAATTATCGGGTGTTATTTATTTACGCATTCCACCTGGACTGGAACATGAATACAAGGAAGAGGATCATTATCCAACGGTGGGTGACATAGTTTTTTTTCACGGTCAAGCGGCGACATTCAGCGGACATAAGCTGCAGCAAACTCCAAAAGTGGGCGATATATTCTTATTTCCTAATTGGCTTTCACACGGCGTTTATCCTTTTAGAACCAAGGGACAAGAAAGACGATCGGTTGCTTTCAATCTTGAACTGATTAAGAAACCAGGCGACGAAGCTGGTAATGCTGAAACATTGCGTAATAAAGAATTCTATAAAAAAAAGTGATTGATATTAAGAATGTCCCGATGGTCCGTGTGACATGGACGGATGCTCGTGATATGGAAACAGGATGGCTTGATATAAAAGAGATTCTCACTGCACCATTAGCTATATGTCAAGATGTAGGATGGATGGTATTAAACAATGATGAAAAAGTTGTTATTATGAGATCTTGGACATCAGAAAAAAATGATCAGCAAGGTGGGGGAGCCACAGCTATCCCTAAAGGATGGGTGATGAATATTGAATATTTAACGGTAAGTTATGGCACTACAATCAAATAAAAAACCTTCTACAAGAATATTTGTCGCGACTCCTTGCTACGGAGGAATGCTTACAACTAATTATTTTGAAGGTTGCATGGGTCTAATGGCTGAGTGCATACGAAAAGGGGTAGGATTGCAGTTCGCCACCATTGGAAATGAATCATTGGTGACCAGAGCGCGTAATACTTTGGTTCAATTGTTTATGGACGATAAGAAGGAATACACGCATTTGATGTTTATTGACGCCGATATTGGTTTTGATTCCCAAGCGATTTTTCGTATGCTAGAGCTAGATAAGGAAGTGGTGGCTTCCATTTATCCTCGCAAGGCTATTGATTGGCGCAAGGTAAAAAAGAAAGTTGAGTCCAAGCCTGATGTCACTCCCGATGAATTACACGCTTTTTCCTTGCAATATAATTTAAATGTCAAGAATCCTGACCATATTGAAATGAAGAAAGGATTCATTGAAGTGATGGATGCCCCCACGGGCTTTATGCTCATCAAGAGAAATGTTTTTAATAAAATGAAAATGGCTTATCCTCATCTCAAGTTCACTAATGATCAACATATAGGACAGCCTCATGAAACCAAGTTCAATAAACACGACACATCGGACTGGAACTACGCTTTTTTTGATACGATGATTGATCCAGATTCAAAAAGATACTTGTCAGAGGACTATGCGTTCTGTAGATTATGGCAAAAGATTGGTGGTACCGTTTATGCGGACATAACGAGCGGATTAACACATTATGGAACCTACGCTTTTAAAGGAAACGTCGGTACTCAATTCTTGTCTCCGAAAAAAAAATGAATTTTAAAAAACTAATCGAGCCTATGAAACTCGAAGAGTTTCTTTTAAAATATAACAACAATGAATCCTTTATTATAAAAGGACATACAGACAAATTTTCTAATTTAATTACTTTGGAGGAAATAGAGCATACCATAAATAATGGTTGTAATATTAATTCCCCCATGTTTATCATTAAAGATGGTAAGCGACAATATTATATACAACAAAATTTAAAATGGAGTCAAGTGGCGCTTCAGAAGTCTGTTATAAAAAAATTACTTGAAGAAAAACATAGTTTTATGATGATGAATCAAACACAAATCAATAAAAAAGTATCTAAACTCATAGACACAATTGAGTCTACTTTCACTGATTCTCACGCAGATCTACACTTGTATATTTCACCAAAAACGGCATCAACAGGATATAATGCCCATCGAGATCGTCCCCAGCATAAAATTTATATGCAGATAATAGGTATGACCCATTGGAAAATATATAAAATAGTAAAAGAAATGACAGAGGAGACAACAGATGTTGAAGAAAAAGAGGAAAAAGTGTATCTAAAGGAAGAAAAGAAATTTACTCTTGAACCAGGGGATCTGCTCTATATGCCTTCAGGAACATTCCATAAAGTGAGGAATGAAGAGGGCCCGCGAGTATCATTTAGTATTCCTTTCATAATACAAGAGGAAAAGATTGAATATATGGATAGGACATATATTCCCTTTAAAGAACTTTTTGACACCTCTAGGGGATTGGTTTAAAATTAAAATATGCAATTAACCGACTTAAAATTTCAACCAGGAATAGATAAACAAGACTCACCTTATGCGGCGGGGGACGATCGACGCTACATTGACTCTGATTTTGTACGATTTCATTATGGAAAACCAGAGAGATGGAACGGGTGGGATTATCTTCCCAATCCTAACACCACAATCGTGGGTGTGGTCCGTGATACGCATGCATGGATCAGCTTGGATGGAACAAGGCATCTCGCCTTGGGAACCGACAGAAAACTATATGTTTTTGTCGGCGGGGTATTCAATGATATTACCCCCATACGATCAGGACCCGACTCCCTTACTAATCCTTTTACCACCAACGGTACAACAACTGTTTCTGTAGCGGATACGGCGCACGGCGCGAGTCAGGGAGATTTTGTGACCTTTGATTCATTCTCTGCCATTGACGGATTGGACATGAACAATGAATTTGAAATAACTACCATCACGGATTCAGACAATTATACTGTTACCCATACAAGTACAGCTTCAGGATCCACATCAGGTGGAGGAGGAACAGGAAACGCTAATTATCAACTCTCCATTGGAGAAGCAACATCCACCTTTGGATATGGATGGGGTACTTCTACATGGGGGGCAAGTACCTGGGGTACAGCTCGTTCATCATCGAGTGTAGTAATTTACGCGCGCAACTGGTCACTTGATAATTTTGGGGAGGATTTAATTGCAACGGTCATTAATGGTGGAACTTATAAATGGGATCTTTCAGGAGGGGTTTCTACTCCAGCGGTAATCGTTACAAACGCTCCTACAGCCTCACGGTTTAGTTTAGTATCGGCTGATACAAGACATTTGTTTTGTATGGGAACAGAGACAACGATTGCAAACACGGCCACACAGGATGACTTATTTTTTAGATGGTCGGATAGGGAAGATCTTACCGATTGGACGCCTGTAGCGACGAATGAAGCAGGATCTCTTCGTATTGCGGATGGATCGCGTATTATAGGAGCAGTTAAATCAACGGGACAAATACTTGTATGGACGGATAAATCCCTACACGGCATTCAGTTTGTCGGAACTCCTTATACTTTTGGACAGCGTCAGTTAGGGGCTAACTGCGGACTCATCGCCCAACACGCCTGCATAGATGTAAACGGTAAAGCCTACTGGATGGGGGAGAATTCCTTTTACATGTATGATGGTGTGGTTAAAAAAATGCCTTGTTCCGTACAAGACTTTGTGTTTGATGACATTAGTTTTACTAATAGAAATGACATTGCATGCGGACTGAACACCGAGTTCAATGAAATTCTTTGGTATTATGCTACTGCTAGTGCTACTCAAATTGACAGAGGAGTTGTCTATAATTACCTGGAAAACACATGGTACACCATTAGCCTTGACCGTACTAGCTGGTTGGCGGCTGAAATATATGAACAACCTATCGCCACTCAATACAGCACGACTTTAACGGCTAATTCCGCGACTATTTTAGGTTTAACGGCAGGTGCCTCTTATACCTATGAACACGAAAAAGGAAACAATCAAGCGGATGGCACGGCGATTAGCGCAAGCCTAACTTCAGGATCCATTGAAATTGCTTCAGGAGACAATCTTATGTCCGTCAGTAAATTTGTTCCTGACTTCACTAACCTAACAAACAATGTTGCTGTTACCTTGACTTTGGAACAGTATCCACAGTCATCATCTAATGTGACAACTACAGGAAATGTGACATCTTCCACACAAAAAATTGATGTACGTGGTAGAGGACGATCCGTGAATCTCGCTTTTGTATCCAATGCTATTAATGACACGAACTGGAGACTTGGTTCTATGAAACTTCAACTTAGACCAGACGGGAGGAGATAATGCCTAAAATTACAATCACACGTTTACCCAATGCGACACCTGAGTATGAAAGGGGTCAGTTTGATCAAATGATCCGTCTTTTGGAGCAAATTATTTTATTGCTTAATACTTCTTATGCTCAAGACATAGAAGAACAAAGTAGCGGAAGGAGTTGGTTCCTTGGCTGATACCTTTAAAAACGTCGGTGTTGATTTAAGTACAACAGATCCAACAACAATTTACACTGTTCCTACGGCAGCGCCAGGAGCGTTGCCTCCTGTTTTTCCAACCACGGCTGTAGTTAAATCCATCATCATATGTAATGACTCGGGAAACACCACCAAGTATACCATAGAATGGACGGACAGCAGCGCCTCGGCGACCTATAAAATTACCAATGATAAGACTATTGCTACCGACGTGACCTATGAAGTTTTATTACAGCCTTTAGTCTTGGAGGAATCGGACTTAATTAAAATTACGGCGAACGCCGCCAATGAGATTCACATCACAATGAGCTTCTTAGAAACAACAAAAGGAGCACTCTAATCGAACTTCATTCCTTATTTATTACTCCTGTATTCGCGGTAAATTTTACCAACGGTGACTATGGAGATTTGATTAAATCCGTCAGAGAAGTTCAAAAAGAGGATTCAAAAGGAATGCAAAAGACGAATCAAGGGGGATGGCACAGCCGTGATGATCTTCATGAGGATAGGCGTTTCGGTGTTATTAAACAAGATATCATTCACTACTGCATAGAGGCATTAGATCATTTAAGTGTGGAGGATCATTGTAAACCCCAACTTACTGGTATGTGGGCCATGATCAATGGGCCAGAAACCTATAATAAATTACATTCTCACCCTCATAATTATCTCTCAGGAGCTTTTTATCTGCAAGTTCCAGAGAATAGCGGAAAACTAACTTTTCATAATCCTCATCCTCAATCTGAGGTTCTTGCCCCCCCTACAAAGGCTAATCAATCCATCCATTTAGCCCCACGTGTGGGATGGCAACCAAAAGTTAATGACTTGCTAATTTTTCCCTCATGGCTTAATCATGAGGTGGAAATTAACAATTCAAAAGAGGATAGAATTATGTTAAGTTTTAATGCTGAAATACAAAGGAAATTAAATTAGATGGCTAAAATAGTAGAACCAGCAGAACTTCTCGGACATATGGACACATCAGATGGTCGTAGAATTCCACACTATAAGTGTAAAAGTGAGACTACCCTTACCAATACGGTAACGGGGGAGGAATATGATTCAGAAGACTTAATGAAATCCGACGTGGATAATCCTGCCACATCAACAAAACAGGAACACATCAGACGAGATGTCAGAATTTTTGCGCCATCATTGGCGGATATGCTGGGGGAAGTTCCTAAATAAAATTAGGCGCCACAGACTTCGCATTCAGCTTCCGCTTCATTGCCACCTACCGTGAAACTTATATCTTTCTCTCCAGAAGAATTCTCACACCCACATCCATTCTTGTGTTCGGCTAGTTCTTTCTCTAGTCTTAAATTGTCTCTCTCAACCGCCATTAGTCTTTCGTGATACCGTCCTATTTTATCGGCAAGGACAGCTATAGCCTTCAATACCTCTTGATTTTCCATTTTATTCTCCTGATTTACAATTTTGGGTGAGAACCAATTTAAACACATCATTGATTTAAATCAAGATGATTAATGTCAAATTATGATAATAGTTCTCTTGACAAAGAAAATATGATATGGAAGCCGTAGGAATGAAGAAGAATTCACTTTTTTTTACATGTGTGGATAACTTTTTAGATAAAGATTCTCTTGAAGGTTTGCAGCAAAACATACTCAATCTTTCATACCGTCCTGGGACTAATGGACAATATAGTGAGCCTATAACGGGTTTTAGAGGAGACAAAGAGGGGAACGAGGACACAAAATTTCACCACGGCTACGAGCATCATTTTTCTGTTGATCATTTTAAAGACGATCCCATACTGAAAAAAATTAAAGATGCATTCTTTTTCCATCATGATTTTAAACCTATTGAGATCCGCGCTCATTTAAGACATAATACAATGCAACCTTGGCCGCATCTCGATGGTGATGCAGACAAGGCGTGTTGGCTCTTTCTTCTGTATATCAAGGGCGATTCATTGTTATATAATGGAACAGGCTTCTACGGTGCCGATAAAAAATTGTGTACTTACGTAGGCTTTGAGGAAAACAGAGCTCTTTTCTTTAACGCAGGTAAAATCTTTCACACAGATCTTCAAGCATTGGGCGAGAGTTCCCCTCGATATACTTTAAACATTTGTTATGAGGCTCCCTTTGATTAAACAAAGGAAATATGATATGGAGCTACACAGAAGAATGGAATATAGTGAACTGCTTATATTTGGTAAAATTATTTGTAAGTATGAAATTCCATTAGATTTAATAGAAGATCTAAGTACGAAATATGAAAAGGCAAAGAGCCATTTAAACTCTTACGGTCCACGCTTAGCGGGACGCTTGGAGACGGAATTGGACTTAATGGGAATAATTAAAAGTGCTAAAATATATAAAAATTTTACCCAATGTATAGATAATTACATTAACACATGTATTAAATATAAGTTAGTAAAGGAAGGACCTCATCATCTAGAGATCATTGGATGTTGGATGAATGATATGGTAGCCGGAGAATATAATCCTGTTCATATACATCATAACGGTCAAGGATGGTCTGGTGTTTTATTTTTAAAAGTTCCTAAATTTATTGATGATACACGTGATCCTCATAAATTTATGGATGGGCAATTAACATTCATTAATGTGGATGGCGTAACTTCCCATCCTATAAAGCCCAAAGTAGGAGACTTTTATCTCTTTCGAGCAGACCAGATGCATTGTGTTAATCCTTTTAAAACAAAGAGACTTGATGATCTCAGACGTTCTATGTCTTTCAATTTTATCATTAAGCAGTAGGAAAAAAATGCGTCTTAGTTCCCCTGATATAAAAAATATTAAAAAAAGAGAAACAACTTTTGTTAAAAATTTTACTTCTATATTTAAAGTAGGAAATACTGGAGAATCTGTCGAATATGATATTCAACCAACCTCTGAAGTTTCTACCGCAGAAAATAAATACGATTTTAATTTTATATCCAAGCACGTTGATGAATGTTCTAATGTGATATGGACTAAACAACCAGACAAGGGCTTTAATGCTGTTTGGCAAGTGAGACATGTTCACATTGATGAGCCATTTTTTTTCACTTTATTCGATTTTTTTAAAAAAACTTTTAAATATATCCCCGAAGTACGAGATGGAGTCGATCTCTTTTTATCCTTTGTAACAGGAACAGGAGATGCGCATATAGATGTAGAAGACGTTTTTCTCATTGGTCTTCTGGGAAAAACTATTTATCGAGATTATAAAACCAATAAAGACTATCAAATAGAGAAAGGGGATTTACTGTTTGTTCCAAAAGGCAGAAAACACAGAGCTATTTCTCTCACTCCCCGTATTGTTGCTTCAGTAGGTTTCTACGGAGGAAATAATGAATAAGCATCCTTTATTTTCTCAAAAATGCTGGTCCTTCACACTTCCTCGTCATGAGGAATATAAACGTTTAATAAATCAAGTCCTTTTGGTAGATCAAAACGATCCTAATTTTCGTATATCTACCGGGCACACTTCAAAAAAATTAGAGGGAAGTGAACAAACGAACGTTTATGCTTGGAGAAGTGATTGGCATTCTCATCTTCATTTTCCCATCTTAGAAAAATTATGTGAGGAATTGAAATCTTATCTTGCTGAAATTATTAAAGAGGAAAAGGTACAAGATACCTCTGAAATAGAGGTG